CTAAGAATACTGAGAATAATCTTACGCAAGAAAGAATTAAGTCAGCGGACCTTACGCGCGATGCCGCTAACTTACAGTATGAGCAGGTTAAAACTGCTTTAGAAGCGCAGAATCTAATTCAACAAACCCTAGGAGCTCAAAATGGCTGATGAAGGAATTAACTTGCATAAACGCTTGGCAATGGGGGCAGGTGAGTCCACAGCCAAAGCCAAGGGCAAGAGTGTTATTCAAAAATACAAATCAGGCGGCAGTGTGATGTCTGAATCTCGCGTGGCAAACTTGCCTGCCAAAGGTTCAGCACCCCCACCCTTGCCTAAGCCTACTGGTAAAATTGCGACGATGAAAAAAGGCGGAGCCGCCAAGAAGATGTCTGGCTTTGCTGTAACCATCGCGATCCCCGTGAAGAAGTCTGCAGGTCGTGGCCGCTAAACATGGCTATTCTTGCAGATTTCATTGGTCAAATTAAGCAAAGGCAAGATCAAATTGCTGAATCCCTAGTTCAGGGAAACGCAGTCAATTTTGAAACCTACCAGCGCTTAGTTGGCCAGCACCAAGGCTTGGAGGAAGCCTTGTCTATCATTAATCAACTTTTAGAAGAGGAAAAGAATGTCGAACGACGTTGAACAGACGCTTGGAGAAGCGTTTCCTGTAATAGACCCTTTAATGGCACCGTATGGCGCAAGGATACTTGTGCAGTTACGAGCAGTTAAAGAAAAAGTCTCATCTGCTGGAATTTTTATTCCACAAGAAACTAAAGAGACCGAGAAATGGAATACCCAAGTTGGGAAAGTCATTGCTATCGGGCCTCTTGCTTTTAAGAAACGCGAGTCCATGGAGTCTTGGCCTGAAGGCGCATGGGCACAGGTAGGCGACTTTGTTCGAGTACCAAAGTGGGGCGGTGATCGATGGGAGATTGATTTCAAAGACGAGCAAGGCGCAGAGGGCAAATGCCTTTTCACCTTCTTCAATGATCATGAACTCATTGGCAAAGTCACTGGCGATCCTCGTGACATTAAAGCTTTTATTTAAGCTTTGAAAGGATGATATATGAATGCAACTGAAAAGTTGGAAATGCAGGTCGATGAGACCAAAGACGGGTCTGCGATTGCGCAACTACCCGAAGGAATGTCAAATCCCCAGTCTGATGATGACGAAGATGGCGTATCTGATGCATCAGATGATGCTGAGGGACTCGGAGATGACAATGGTGAAGGTTCTACCACAGACGATCCGGAAAGAGAGGCCATTCGTGCCGCTCGACGTGAAGAAAGAAAGCTTAAGAAGCAACTTCATCGTGAAAAAGCCCGTGAATCTAATCACTTAATCACGGCATTGCGGAAACAAAACTCGCAAATGGCGGAGCGAGTAGCTCTTTTGGAGAAACGCACGTCTGGTGCCGAGCTAGCAAGGGTCGACAAGGCCATTGATGATGCTGGTACAAGGCTTGAGTACGCCAAAATGAAGCTACAAGAGGCTGTCAATGCTCGAAATGGTGAAGAAGTTACCAAAGCTCAACAGCTCTGGTACGATAGCCAGCGGCATTTAGAGTCTTTGCAGTCATTGCGTGAAAATGCTAACAAGCAGCTTTCGCAATCCTCGCAGAACATTAAACTTCCCGACCCAATGGTCCAGAAAATGGCCTCAGATTGGATCGATAAGAATAAGTGGTATGACCCCCAATTGAAGGACGCAGATTCTAAGATTGCTCAGACCATTGACGTGGCGTTGACCGAAGAAGGCTACGACCCAGCACTTCCCGACTATTGGGATGAGCTCGACGACAGATTGCAAAAATATTTACCACACCGATATAATTCGGGGTATAGTAATGGTACGAGAAACCAGAGACCGAGGTCTGTTGTGACAAGTTCAGGACGTGATACTACAGCGACGACAAGAGCCAACGAATACATCGTTGACCCTAAGCGCGTTGCCGCCATTAAAGAGGCGGGCATGTGGGATAACGTTGAGCAGCGAAACAAAATGATTCGCAAGTTCGCAGAATATGACAAACAACAGAAACGGAAGTAATCATGGATGATCGTATCAAAAAGAATACCAACGCAGGACGTGAGAATCGTGCTATGCAAGATGCATCGCGTGCTGCACCTGAAGAAAACTTTGTTTCTTCCGAGGAGCGTCGTAGGATGTTCCGCTCGGAGTGGCTTCAAGAAGCGCTTCCGACCCCTCCCGAGATTCCGGGATACCACCTATGCTGGTTGTCTTCTACCAACCAATATGATCCAATTCACAAGCGTATGCGACTGGGCTACGAACCAGTAAAAGCCGAAGAATTACCCGGCTTTGAGCATCTGAAAGTGAAAGCTGGTGAACACACAGGTTTTGTTGCTTGCAATGAGATGCTTTTGTATAAATTGCCTATGGACATTTATCAAGAGCTGATGTATGAACTTCATCACCTTGCCCCTATGGAAGAGCAAGAAAAGATTAAAGTTCAGCAAGAACAATTGCTGGGTGAACGCGATAGCAATGGCAAGACATTGGTTTCAATTGAAGGCGGCGGCGTAGGATTCGATGCAAAAGTTAAACCCCGTCCTGTTTTTGAGTAAACATGACAAAGTTTTTATTTCAATTTTTGAAAGGACTCAATCATGAGTGCAACTAATGCGCCGTTTGGTCTTCGTCCCGCGTATCATCCCTCAGGGTTAGATCGCGCTGTGACGCTGACTGACGGCATTGCTTCTGCCTATAACACGGCTATCCTAAAAGGTCAACCCGTAAAGTTGAACACTTCAGGTAATATCGTCGTCGCCGCTGCTGGTGATGCATTCCAAGGCGCCTTTGCTGGCGTTCAGTGGACTGACACTACCGGCCGTGCTCGTGTATCCAACAACTGGCCCGCAAATACTGCGTACCAAGCTGGCACATGCGTCGCTTATTACTACAACGATCCCAACATTGTGTATGAGATCCAAGCTGCTGGTTCACTGGCTCAAACTTCCGTGGGTGACATGGCTGACTTGAGCAACACCACTGCTGGCTCAACCACAACTGGTTTGTCTGCTTGCACTTTGTCAACCACATTGGTTGGCGCTGGTAATAGCGCACAAATGTTGATTCGTGACTTGGCTCCGTACCCCGACAATGCTTGGGGCGATGCGTACACGATTGTGCGCGTAACCATTAACGAGTCGCAGTTCAATGCGTCCGTTCTTGCCGTTTAAAGGAGGGAGTGAACCATGGCAGCTCCAATGCGCAGTACCGACTTTCGTAGTATCGTCGAACCAATTCTAAATGAATGCTTCGACGGTGTCTACGATCAACGTTCGGACGAATGGTCCACGGTCTTCCGTGAACAACAAGGTATTCCACGTAACTACCACGAAGAGCCTGTCTTGTACGGCTTTGGTGCAGCACCTCAGTTGCCTGACGGCAGCCCTGTTGCTTACCAACAAGGTGGCGTGCTGTTCCTCAAGCGTTACCTCTACAATGTGTATGGCTTGGCCTTCGCATTGACCAAGGTATTGGTTGAAGACGGTGACCACATCCGTATCGGTCAAGTTTACGCTAAGCATTTGGCCCAATCTTTGGTGGAAACCAAAGAGACATTGGCAGCCAATGTGTTGAACCAAGCGTTCAACTCAGCATATGCTGGCGGCGACGGCGTGCAGTTGAATGCTTCTACACACCCACTGGTTAGCGGTACAGCAAGCAATTTGCTGAACACAGCTGCTAACTTAAGCCAGACTTCCTTGGAGCAGATGCTGATCCAAGTTCGTCAAGCAGTGGACAACAACGGCAAGAAGATCCGTTTGCAACCCCTGAAGTTAGTGGTTGCTCCCGGTAATGTCTTCCAAGCTGAAGTTCTGTTGAAGAGCGTTCTTCGTGCTGGTACAGCCAACAACGACATCAACCCAATTAAGTCTATTGGTTTGATGCCTGAAGGTGCTTCAGTTATCTCTCGTTTGACATCTGCCACAGCTTGGTGGGTTCAGACTGATGCCCCTGAAGGCATGAAGTTGATGATGCGCCGTGGCTTGGAAAAGACCATGGAAGGCGACTTTGAGACCGACTCAATGCGTTATAAGGCCACCGAGCGTTATGACATTGGTTGGACTGACTGGCGCTCAATGTACGGTACTCCCGGCGTCTAAACCCAAGTGGGGGCTTCGGCCCCTACGTATTAAGGAGAAAAGACAATGGCTAATATTTATAACACGCGCTTCCCATTTGGTTTGACCAATGTGGGTGAGTCAAACTCTTTAGCTGACTTGGGCATGCCCTCGCCAACTAAATTCCATTCTTACATGGAAGATTTTGACTACTACGTGGCTGGTGACTGGACAGTAACTGAGACAGATGCAGGCGCTACACAAGCTCTGACAGATGGCGACGGTGGTTTACTGTTGATTACCAACACTGCGGCTGATAACGATTTGGTTGCACTCCAGAAAAAAGGCGAGTCATTCCGCTTCTCTTCTGGTAAACAGTTATACTTTGAAGCTCGCTTCAAGATTAGCGATGCTACCCAATCTGATTTATCAATTGGTTTGCAAATTACCGATACCTCACCACTGGACGTCAGTGATGGCGTGTTCTTCACAAAGGCTGATGGCTCAACTTCGGTGAGCTTCTTGGTTGAAAAGAACGGCACTGCTACAACTACTTCAGTTGCAACCATGGCTAATGACACGTTCATTACCTTGGGCTTCAACTACGATGGTGGTGCAGTAATGCAATATTGTGTAAACGGTGTTGTAGCTGGCACGTCTGCTGTGACTAATTTGCCTGATGATGAAGACTTAACTATTAGTTTTGCTATTCAGAATGGTGAAGCAGTTGCAAAGACTATGACAGTTGATTACATCTTTGCTGCGAAGGAGCGTTAATCATGGGTCAATTTAAACCAATGCCTAAGATGAAAACCACTGAGCCTTCAGTTGAGCTAAAGCTCAAAAAAGGCGGCGCAGTAGCTAAAAAGGGTATTATGCCTGTAAGCGCTTCTGCACGTGGTGTCCCTATGGCGGCTCGTCGTGGTATGGCCCCTGCCATGCCTTCGCGCGGTATCGGTATGGGTGGTATTCCTACAAAAATGGAAACCGGCCCAATGCCAATGATGCGTAAAAAGGGCGGTGAGGTTGAGTCTTCTAAGATGCACAAAGCTGAGATGTCAGCTATTAAAGGCATTAAAGGCGACATTAAGTCTCATGCTGCTAAGCCTGCGTCTAAAGCGCATAAAGGTCTGAAAACTGGTGGAGTAATTGAGAAGTACGCTACAGGTGGCGTAATTCAAAAGTACAAAACCGGCGGTAAGATGAAAAAAGCTTACGGCGGTTCTTGCTAATCAAGGTCGGGGCTTCGGCCCCTTCCTTTTAAGGATTTATTATGAGCACATTGACGAATATATTTTCGGAACACAATGACGCAACGGGCGTTATTTATGCAGGCGCAACAAACCTTGCTGGGTATCAAATAGCACCCGGTGGGGCGGCTGGTGAGATCATATTCCGCGATGGCGGGGCTTCTGGAACTGTTAGATTGACACTTAATGTTCCCGCAACTCCATTAACCCCTGTCGCTACATTATTGCCCGGCAATGGTATCCGTTTCAACACAAACATCCATGTCACATTGCCCGGAACTGCGGCAGTGACTATTTTCTGCGGCTGATCATGCCTTTGATTAAAAGCAAATCAGACAAAGCTTTTAAGAAGAACATCTCAACTGAGGTGAAGGCTGGAAAGCCGGTTAAGCAAGCAGTTGCCATTGCGTACTCTGTTAAGCGTGGCGCGCAAAAGATGAAAGATGGCGGCGACCCTAAACTGTCTGTTTCTCGTGGTGAGAAGCTACCTACAAGTCAAGGCGCCGGATTAACGCAAAAAGGCCGCGATAAGTTTAATCGCGCAACTGGCTCTAATCTTAAAGCACCTGCACCGCACCCAAAAACTAAAGCCGACCAAGGCCGTAAGGATTCATTCTGCGCTAGAATGTCAGGCATGCCGGGGCCTAAGCGCGATGAAAAAGGCGAGCTTACGCGTAAAGCCGCATCTCTTAAACGTTGGAACTGCCCAGGGTGGTAATGTATGAGCACTAGTGGAACAGTTGGACAGACAACAATTACGGTTCAAAAGCTAATTGATCATGGCGCGCGTCGTTCTGGCAAGCTGGCTGAAGAGTTAACCAATGAGCAAGTAGCAGCGGCTAAAGACAGTCTCTACTATTTGCTGTCTAACCTTGCCAATCGCGGAATTCAGTATTGGTGCATTGATAAGACCGTTGTAGGTCTTAATCCTGATAAATACGTTTACTATTTGCCAACTGGCACTGTGGACGTGCTGAACGCCAACTACCGCACAGTGACGGCTAATAACACCGGCGCAAATAGCTCTTCAGGCAATGCAGCCAACGCCTTTGATGGCCAGTACACCAACATTTGCCAATTAACCAACAACTCGGGTTTTATTGGCATCAATAACGGGTCTGGAAATGACATCTACATGGGGACTGTGGGTATACTACCGGCAATATCCGGCTCAGTGACCATCTCAATTCAGTCTTCTACCAATGGGTCAACGTGGACAACGGTTTATAGCCCTGGAGCCGTTACTTGGGCTGCAGGCACATGGCTTTACTATGACTTAGAGCCTTCTGCAAGCACGCCATATTGGAGAATCTTACAAACAGCAGGCGCCAACATGGGTGTCTATCAGGTGGTATTTGGCTCAAACGCCAATGAAATTCCACTGGCTCGTTTGAATCGTGATGACTACACCAACCTGCCTAACAAGAACTTTACAAGCCTTTATCCCTTGCAATATTGGTTTGACAGAAACATTCCTCAGCCTGCAATGTACTTGTGGCCTGCGCCATCATCATTCGCGCCACAACTCGTGGTCTGGAGACATCGGCAAATTCAGGATGTAGGTGATTTATCAGGTGAGATAGAAATTCCTCAGCGATGGTATCTTGCCGTTCAGAACATGCTTGCGCACCAGATGGCTATGGAGCTGCCTACAGTCCCGGGTGAACGTATTCAGTATCTTGAAGGGCAAGCTGAAAAGTATTGGAATATCGCAGAACAGGAAGAAAGAGACAAATCTCCTATTTACTGGGCTCCGAATATTAGTTACTATACAAGGTAAGTATGCCACGTACGCTTGATACTCTTGGCAATGCTGTATTAAGTATTGCAATTTGTGACCGCTGTCACATGAAGAGAGCGTACGTTGAACTGGGACCCGACCCTAATTTCCCGGGCTTAAAAGTCTGTGATCATGGGTGCAGAGATCAGTTTGACCCGTACCGTTTACCTGCGCGGCAGCCTGAAAAGATTGCACTTAGATTTCCAAGGCCTGATGTTAATATTGCTGTAGAGCAAGACTCGTTGATCACTGGGCCGTATAATACGTACAATATCTCGCCGGAGCAGAATACTGATGATCCAGAGAATAATGGCAACCTTGATAACCTGAGTCCGTAATATGGCCAATATACAAATTACGCAACTGCCAACCGCCGGCGCAATCACAGGCACAGAGTCAGTGCCTATTGTGCAGAACGGCGTTACGGTTCAGACGACAACAGGTGCTATTGCTGCGTCACCAAGTCAACCGTATACCTACTTAACGCTTAATCAGACTCCGCAATTAGCTAATAGCCGCGCGCTATCAGGCGGCACAGGTATAGGATTAGTTGATGGTGGCGCGCAGTCTACGTTGCAAATAACATTGAATCGCGCAGCAGGCAGTTTAGAAGCCGCAGGCACGGGCATCGTTGCTAAAACAAGCAGCACAACTGTAGCCCCTAGAACATTGACAGCTTCAGGTAATGGCATTTCAATCACTGACGGTAGCGGTGTATCAGGCAATCCAACTTTTCAACTGACAGGTATTGCTGCAGCTATTGCAAATATGTCTGGCACAGGTATGCTTGCAATTGTAGGCGGCACCACAATTGCAGGTCGTCAAATTACTGGCACTGCCAATCAGATTACTGTTACTGATGGTAATGGTTCAGGCAATCCAACGCTTGCGATTACGAGCAATCCAGAGTTGCCCGGCGTTGAGGGTGTAACATTGCCGATTGGTACAACTGCTCAGCGCCCATCGCCTGCTAATAATGGTGAGCTTCGTTACAACACATCAACAGGCACTTTTGAAGGATACGCAAACAACGCTTGGGGTGCAATTGTTACAGGTACAGGCGTTACGTCTGTTGCTACAGGTACGGGTCTCACAGGAGGCCCAATCACCTCAACTGGAACTATTTCCATTGCCAACACCACGGTGACGGCGGGTAGCTATACTTCTGCCAACATTACTGTCAATGCTCAAGGTCAAATTACCGCCGCGGCAAACGGTGCGGCTGGTGGTGTAACTAGCTTTGATGCTGGGACTACGGGTCTTACACCGAACACCCCATCTACAGGCGCAATTGTTCTTTCAGGGACTTTAGGTGTTCCCAATGGTGGTACTGGCGCAACCACGCTGACTGGTTATTTAGTTGGTAATGGCGCAAGCGCTTTCACGGCTGTAGCTACTATTCCAAACGCAGGATTGACAAACAGCTCAATTACAGTAGGAACTACACCAATTGCACTAGGCGCTTCTAGCCTGACCCTTGGTGGTTTAACTTCTGTTGCTGTAACGCAAGACCCAACGAGTGCGTTGCAATTGGCAACTAAGCAGTATGTTGATGCCGTTGCTGAGGGGCTTCATGTTCATCCGTCTTGTAATGCGGCAACACCAAATACGCTTGCATCTATCACTGGTGGCACGGTAACTTACAACAATGGCACGGCTGGCGTTGGCGCTACTTTGACATTGTCTGTTGCTTTAACTGTTTTAGATGGTTACACGCTCTTGAATGGCGACCGTGTTCTTGTAAAGAACGAGGCTACACAGGCAAACAACGGTATTTATACATGGGCAACTGGTGGTACGGTTTTAACTCGTGCGACTGACTTTGATACCGCGGCTGAGATGGCAAGCGGTGACTTTACCTTTATCACATACGGTACGCTATATGGAAGCACTGGATGGGTTCAGACTGATCCAGTAACGATTGTCGGTACAAGCCCTGTTACGTGGATACAGTTTACAGGTGCAGGTTCCTACACGGCAGGTACAGGTCTGACCCTTGCGGGTACGCAGTTCAGCATCACAAACACAGCGGTAACTGCTGGTGCATACGGCTCTGCTACTCAAGTTGGTACGTTTACCGTCAATGCACAAGGTCAACTGACTTTGGCAGGCAACACCACGGTGACTCCAGCGGTCGGATCTATTACTGGGCTAGGTACAGGCGTTGCATCTGCACTGGCAAACAATGTAGGTACTGCTGGCGCTTTTGTGACATTCGATGGTGCGCTAGGTACGCCATCAAGCGGTACGGTCACAAACCTGACTGGTACTGCATCAATTAACATTAACGGAACTGTTGGTGCTACAACACCAACCACTGGCGCATTTACCACTGTAGCCGCAACGACAGTAACGGCAACAACTGGCATCTTTGGAGGAACATTCTAATGGCTCAAGCTGGATTTACACCTATATCGCTGTACTTCAGCACAACTGCTTCTGCTGTTCCGTCTTCAGGCAACTTGGCCAATGGCGAGTTAGGTTTGAACATTGCCGACATGAAGCTGTATGCCAAAAACAGTGCTGGCACAGTAACTTTGTTGGCTTCTTCTTCTGGCGCGGCTGGTACAGTTTCTTCTGTTGCCATGAGTGTTCCTTCATTCTTGACTGTGACTGGTTCCCCCATCACAACTAGCGGTACATTGGCTGTCACTTACTCTGGTACTGCTTTACCTATCGCCAACGGCGGTACAGGTCAAACAACGGCAACAGCGGCTTTTGATGCGTTGGCTCCAAGCCAAGGTGGTAACTCAGGAAAGTATCTAACAACCAACGGTACAACCACTTCATGGGGTACTGTTGATGCGCTACCAAGCCAAACTGGAAATGCTGGTAAATATCTTTCAACAAACGGTACTGTTGCTAGTTGGGAAAATACAGGTGCTTCTGCTGGTGGCGTAATCTGGGAGAACAGCTTAGTTGTGTCTTCTAACTACACTTTGACCACAAATAAAAACGGTTTCAGCGTTGGCCCAATCACCATCAATAGCGGTGTCACAGTAACAGTTCCAAGCGGTCAGCGCTGGGTCATTCTCTAAGGACGTAACATGAGTTCAATTTCAGCAGGAACATCAAGCGGAACGGCGCTAGTTCAGTCTGGCGACACAACAGGTGCGTTAGTCATCAAGACTGGCGGTTCTGCCGCGACTGCCGCAACATTTAACGCTGACCAAACAGTAACCCTTGCCGCGCCTCTTCCTGTTGCATCTGGTGGCACTGGTTCTACTACATTGAGCGGCATCACAACTGGTACAGCTACAAATCTTGCTGGTGGTGCTAACGGGTCAATTCCATATCAGTCAGCATCTGGTACAACTCAAATGCTCGCCGCTGGTACGGCAGGTCAGTTATTGCAAACGAATGGTGCTGGTGCGCCTACATGGGTTGCCCCGCCTGCGGCTGGTCAAAACACATTTGTAGCTACAGGCTCAATTACTCAAGGCAATCCTGTTACTTTGCGAAGTGATGGTACTGTTGAGGTAACTACAGGCTCTGTTGGCGCATACAGCGCAGGAACAGCCACAGGATATTTCACGGCAACTGGCACAACTACAGGTCGAGTTCTTTTTGATGTCGGTGCGAATAGGTATGTATTTATTTACAGCAATGATGCTGTTGGCGGTTACCCTGCGGCTAAAGTTGGAACTCTTTCTGGCACGACTTTTTCATACGGAACAGAAGTAATTCTTGAAAGCTCTTATGCTTATCAAGGCGTAGAAGGTGTCTACGATTCAGGAAACGCAAAGACTGTCATTTTTTCATCGCCTGCAAATAGCGTTAGAGCATGGGTTTGTACTGTTTCAGGTAGCACTCTTACCGTTAATACAAGTGCCGATTTTGCAAATACAAATACATTACAAACATTTTGCGCTTCATACCATCCGCCATCTGGTCGGATCTGTGTAGCATACAGCCAAGGGCAAGGTCGTCTAAAAATGGCTATTTACTCTAGTGGGGGTAACGAAATTACTGTAGGTAGTCAGTATGTTTTTGATGCCTCTACTTGTTACAACATGACCATGGGTTATCACGCCGCAAGCGGAAACATGGCTTTGTTTTACACAACATTCAATGGTGCTACTAACCCTGCGGGTATAGCTTACTCACTTAGCGGGTCTGTTCCTACATTTGGAACTGCTGTCTATGGTGGTGATACTTTTGCAGATACAAGTTCATTTATGCGTGTCTGTTATTCAACAAAAACGCAAAGATTGATTTTAGGAACGGGGTTTAACGCATTTAGATGGAGTATCGTAAATATTAGCGGGACAACTGTAACTTGGGGAAGTACAGGTTCAATAGCTGGTGTAAACACAGTCGGCGGCGATATTTGTTACGATTCAGCTTACGGACAAGTCAATGTAACTTATTACAATGATAATGTTGGTGGGCTTGCAAAGTTTCAAGCTGGCACAGATACCACAACGAGCATCACTTTTTCTACTGCTGTTGATGTGGGTTCTGGATCTTATTCAAGCGGTGGTAAGTTTTCATATGGGATTGCATACAACCCAGTAGGTCAAAACACAGCGGTTTCTATAAGACGCTCTGGCAATAGTGGTAATCAAGGCGCTCTTTTGACGGGCGCTCTTTCATCCAACTTTACGACATGGATTGGGTATAGTACTCAAACTGTGACAAACGGTCAGAACGTAGCTGTAACAACTCTATCAGGCTCAAATAGCAACCAAACAGGTTTGACTACAGGGGCGGTTTACTACATTGACTTTACTGGCGCGCTTACTACTACTGCAACCGCTGTAAAAGTAGGACGAGCATTATCAGCAACTAAACTTTTGGTTACAGGGGCAGGCGTATGAAGACAGTCGTAAGAAACAACAGCAACGTATCTTTATATTTGTTGCCTGACGACATGGAAGTTGTCATTGGCTCTGAGAACATGACGCTTGGTAACCCACCTCAGTATCTTGTACTTGATTGCAATACATCAAACTGCACACTGGTTGAGAACGTCACTGATCCTCAAGATTGGAAGGGCGGTAACTACTTATACGTTAATGGCTCATGGGCATCCAATCCTGCATGGATTGACCCAACACAAGTGACACAGGAGTAAAACATGGCAGTAGTAATCACAGGTAACAACACACCCACCGCTGGCGGCGTGACGTATGGCGATGGCTCAACCTATGTAAACACAGCGGCTGGTGCGGCTGGTGGAGTTCTGTACTCTGCCGGTTCTAGCGCTCCCGCTTTTTCTGCGGCGGGTAGCTCTGGTCAGCTTTTGCAAAGTAATGGCGCATCAGCGCCTACTTGGGTTGCGGCTCCTGCTGGCGGTACAACATTCTTGTACTCACCGTTCAGCTACCCTTTTATCTAAGGCAAAGACATGGCACAAACAATCGCTTTGCAACGCGGCTCTGTGACGCTGACCCAAGGTGCGTCAACTTTGCTTTTCACAAATACATCTAGTGGCACGGCTACAAGAATGATTGTGGGCTATTTAAGTTACACGTCTAATTACAGTACGGTGTACGGATATTGCTCCTTTGGCATTTTGAGAAGTGGCGCGTCTAGCCCTAACTTTACTATGTTTGCTGGAACATACCCCGGTCAACCCGCTAGAGCAGTGTCTTTTTCTCCAAACGATACATCGTCTGGTTGGCATGGCAACAGTGGCGGTGGTACTGAAAACAATCCAACGCTTTCAAATTCTAGTAGTGGACTTATTTCAACATCAAGTATTTCTGTTGGTAACGGCCCTATTGTTGCAACCTACAATAAAAATGTTATGTTAGGCCCAAGCGATGCAATTTATGCCGCTTGGTTTGACAACGGTGGTGGCGGCAATCCAGCGGTAATTCAGTATTGCTTTACTCTAATTACCGAATAAGGAAAAAATCATGGCACAAACAATTGCGTTACAGCGTGGTGAAGTAACGATGGCTCAAACCACGCAAACACTGCTTTTTACAAATACTTCTAGCGGTACAGCAACCAGAATGATTGTTGGGTATTTAAGTTGGACTTCTGATTTTTCTACAGTCTACGGACAATGCGCTTTTGGTGTTTTAAGAAGCGGTGAATCTAGCCCTAATTTTTCGGCATTTGCGGCAACGTCTGGCCCTGTTCCAAAAAGGATGATTAGTTTTTCTCCAAGCAACACACGAACTGGATGGCACGGTCAAGGAGTTAGTGCCACTGAATACTCTCCATTGATGGGCAATGATTCCGCTGGACTGG